CTTTTGACTCTATGGAAGAGTACGAAGCCTTCAAGAACACATTCAAAACCAATAGTGTAGATCTAGCCGGTCAGTCTCTGGCTAAGGATGAAGATTCATTAGTAGCTAGTGAAACACCGGATGGAACTGAGGAATCAGTTCATAAGGAGATCAATATGTCGGAAGTACAAACTCCCGAAATCGACTTGGATGCATTCGCAAAGCGAGTAGCAGAAGAAACTGCTGCAAAGATTGCGATGAAGCAAGCCGAAGAAAAAGCAGCTGCTGAAGCAGAAGCTAAGGCCGCTGAAGAAGCTGAAGTTGCTAAGGCAGCTAAGGAAGAAGAAGTCAAGCAGACTATCCGCACTGGCATCGAGTCAGGTGCAGAGCGTCTCGTGGCGGATATGAATGCTAAGCTCGCAGAAAAAGATGCAGAGTTTGGTAAAGTTGTAAACGAGTTTCGTGCACAACTTGAAGAGAAAAACGAAGAACTCACTAAAATTCGTGAGTCAAAGCGTGTATTCTCTGATCGTGATAACAAAGATGGCTACAACAAGTTTGCAAAAGACTTTATGTATGGCCACCTCTTTGGTGTAATCACTGGTAAGGGTTGGGATACTGACTATGCGAAAGGTATTTTCGAGAAGGCAGGTACTGCGTATCCTACAGGTACTTCTTTTACAGAAGCTACTGATCCATTGCTTGCAAACGCAGTACAGACTGCTATCGAGAAGGAAATTCAACTTGAGCTTCGCACTGCTCCTCTCTTCCGTGAGATGGCGGTAAACTCGAAGACAACTGTAATTCCTTTGCAAGAAGATGCAAGCCTCGCTAAGTGGGGTACCCAAGCACGTGCCGGGGATCTTTCATCTTCATCTGTTGACGGTGCAGGTACTAACGTAGTTAACCGTGGCGAAACAACGGGTGCTGCGAATACCTATGATATGAAGCAGAAGATTCTTACTGTTGAGCGTCTCTTGTCAACTACTTATCTCGATAACTATATCGACGAAGAAGTACTTGTTAACTTGATGCCTATGATGGCTGAGAATATTGCACGTTCACACGCTCGTGCAGTTGATAGCATGATTATTCAAGGCGTATCGACAGGTGCGACTATTTCAGGCCTCGATTCGCTTGCGTATGCTATGGATATCGGTACAGGTAATGATGCTCCTTCGCTGTCGGCAGGTGAAATCACTGATCTTACGGCGAAGCACCTTGTAGGTATGCGTCGTGAAATGGGTGTGTATGGTTTGAATCCTGCTGATGTTGTTTACATCATCTCTCAGGATGTTTACCACTCATTACTGAACGATGCCGAGTTTGACAACGTATTTGAAGTTGGTTCAGACACTGCACTGAAGCTTGTTGGTCAAGTAGGTCAGGTATACGGCTCGCCCGTAGTTATTTCTGATAACTTCCCAACTGTAGCTAACGGCGGAAATGGTGGTGCATTTGCTGTTAACACTCGTAACTTCGTGATTCCACGTTTGCGCGGTGTAAACATCGAGCAAGACTACCAAATAACAGAGCAGCGACGTGTACTTGTTGGTACACAACACCTTGGCTTTAATGAGTTGTTCAACTCAGTACAGGGCAAGGCAGCAGCTGTTAAGTTGAGCCCAGTAGCGGCAGCCTAATAGCGTAAGCTAATACAAACTGGGGCGGTTCGCCGCCCCAAGTTTTTTACTAATTGACTTATGGCAGATTTAATTACAGTAGACACGTATAAGGATATTGAAGGTATCTCCTCTACAAAAGAAGATACTAAGCTGGATATATTTGTTCCGGCTGTGAGTCAATTAGTAAAAAACTATTGCGGAAACAGTATAGTTGATTACTACTCCGTAGATAAAGTAGAAGAGTTTTCATTTAATTGGGCTTCTCACATAATTCAGCTTACAGAAAGTCCTTTAATTTCTGTAAGCCAAGTAGAAACTCGAGATAATGTTACTTCTGCATATACAGTAATGGACACTGAGAAATATTATATTGATTTAGATACAGATAGTATTTTTCGTGTAGAAGGAGTAGGTTACAGAAACTGGCCTGAAGGTGCCGGATCTGTAAAAGTTACTTATAGAGCAGGATATGCATCTTGCCCTACAGATCTACAACTTGCAGTTGCTGATCTAATTACATATTACTTAAGAGATGAGCATAAAACTCGTCAAACATTATCGGGAGCCACGCGAGAGAATGCAGAAAGCAGTGTAAGAAATAGCCCTGCATTTCCAGACCATATCAAGAGAGTACTTGATTTGTATAAAAACTTCTAATGGCAATACATGATCTAATAGAGTTTGCAGACTATTTAGATGAAGTTTTAGCAGCAAATGCTTCCGAATATAGAGATTTATACGTAAACTGGGAACCCCATTTTATAGAAATTGATGCAGATGATATAAAAAAATCTGTTGAACAGCAATTAAAGAAAATGACGGGGTTGTCTACTTTACCACAGGAATATTTAACTGTAATTGATAAAGAAGTTCCTTTACTGACTGCCAAAATTTATAATTCTTTTGGAAAGGATAAAACAACTAAATATTTTCAAGTATCTGAAACAAAAGGAAATTCTACTAGTTTTGAATTTAGAGTAGCTTTAAAGTCTAGCGATGTAAGAGGAACTCGAAGTGTTTTTGATTATATTAAAACTGTAAAAAGAAGAGCGCAGAGAAATCTCTTACTAGAATTAGACAAACTTATGACCGGAGAAGGTCGAGAAAGTTTATTTGAAGAAAAAGCGCGCTATACTAGAAAAGGCGAACCAATTTTAGACAAAGATACTAAAACGCCAAAGATGTATAAACAAGCCAAGAGATTTTTAGAAATCGGTCACGACCAAGAAACAACTGTAGCAAGAGCAAGAACAGAACAAGCCTTGCTTGCGTTAAAAACGTATGACTTCAAAAATAAAGAAGCAAAAGCATGGGCAGAAAGAGTATTACAAGTAGGAAACCCAGTTTATGCAAAAATTTTAGCAAGTCCAGGAAGACTGCCTACAATTAAAACCTATAAAGCAAGCATTATAGGAGGATGGCAGAATCAGTCGGATGCTACTGGAGACAGAAAAAGAGCGGGAAACTTACAAAAAAGATTAAATCAACTCATTGAAGGAATGGACCCTAGTGAGTTTACTGAACTAGGAGGGTCAGATAGTCCGGAAGATGTAGTTGTAAAAACAATGCTCAATAAGTTTCACGAAATGGGAACAAAGAAGGGGCGAAAAACAAATATTCCGGAACAAAAAATTAATAACCCTCCTGGGGAAGAAAAGAGTAAGGGAAGAAAAGGAAAAGTAACAAAACCTACTGCACAGTACAAAGAAGATAAAGTAAAATTAGGGGGAGGAAGAAAAAGCAGAACTGGGGCAAGCAGAGTTGATTTACGAACATTGATTGGTCCGTTAAACGATAAACTTCCTCAACAAGTTGCACAAAATATGAAATCTCCTCGACTGGTTTATAGAACAGGAAGGTTTGCAGAATCTGCGAGAGTAACAGATGTAACGTATACTCCTCAAGGATACCCAAGTATTGGATATACTTATATGAAGTATCCGTATCAAACCTTTGAGCCGGGATTTGCTCAGGGTAGTGAAGATAGAGATCCAAGAAAACTTATTGATCGATCTATCAGAGAATTAGCAGTACAGTTTACTTTAGGAAGATTCTATACTAGGAGAGTATAATGTCAAATAGAGCTTATACAAGTAGAAGGCAATCAATCATTGACTCTCTAGTTACAAAACTAAAAACTATTGACGGAAGCGGAGACTTTCTTACAAATGTGTTTAATAATGTGTCTCCAAGATTAAAATTTTGGGATGAAGTAGAAGACTTTCCTTCAATTCATCTAAATGCAGGCTCAGAAACTAGGGACTATCAAGGAGGTGGATATAAAGATAGATTTCTTTCAGTTACTGTACGAATGTACGTAAAAGAAGAAGATGCAGTTGATGCTCTTGATAAATTAATTGAAGACGTAGAAACCGTACTCGAAGATAACTCAAGACTAGCCTATACAGACAAACAAAATAACACACAATATACACAACAAATTAGTATTATAAGTATTGATACTGATGAGGGAGTTCTCGAACCTTACGGAGTGGGCGAAATACTACTCGAGGTTCGATACTAAGAAACGACTAGCACGAATCAAAGGATTCACGACTAGATCCTTTCTATATTCATAGGAGATAAACTATGTCATTACATTTTAGTAGAGATACAAAAGTGTACCTTGAGCATACGGGCCGATTTTGGAGAATACCAGTATTAGACGGCTTTTCTTTTTCACAGGCTACGAATGCTTCAGAAATTACATTGAGCGAAATGACAAGTACCGCTGGGAAGACTCGACGAGCTCGACAAATGTTCAATGATTCTTACGCACCTGCAGAATGGTCATTTCAATCATATATGCGTCCAAACACAGGATTGCCTGTAGAAGATGCACTCTGGGCATCTTTCTTTACAGATGCAAACTGGGATAATGCTCAAAAAAGTTGGTCAAGCGGCGTAATCAGTGGAAGCGCAACCGCTTTAGGTATGACTATAAGCTCTAGCGCTTCAAATATTCCAGAGCTTCAAACTTTTGACTTATATTTCATAATGGGAGCATCAAAAGCTCCTTCTTCGGATGATTTTACAACTGGCTCTTCAATCCAAGTATACAAAATTGAAAACTGTATTCCGAACGAAGCCTCTATTGATTTTGATGTAGACGGAATCGCAACAATTAATTGGTCTGGTTTCGGTAAAATTATTACAGAAGCAGCTTCAATGAGTACCAATAATGGAGCTTTACTAGAAGCTAGAAATATTACAAGTACGGATAACTATATTCGAAATCGATTAACTCGATTGAGTCTTAGTTCTGACGATACTACTAACTTCTTAGATAACTATAAGATTACTCTTACCGGAGGAAATATTACTTTTACAAATAATATTACATATCTTACACCAGAAACTCTAGGAAGAATCAATCAACCCTTGGAGCATATTACCGGAACTAGAGCAATTAATGGAAACTTTACTTGCTATTTAGGAGGAGGTAATGATGAAAGCGCTGAATTATTTGAAGATTTAATTGAAGCAACTAGTGTTATTACAAACTCTTTTAAATTAAACTTTGATATTGGCGGAGCTTCTGGTCCAAAATGTAGTATAAACCTTCCAAAGTGCCACTTAGAGGTTCCAACTCACGGTATCGAGGATGTAATTACTCTCGATACAAACTTTCATGCACTTCCTACAGATATTGATTCTGCGAACGAAGTAACAATCACCTATACAGGTGCTTAAAAAAGGAGATAACTAATGGGATTACTTTTTAGCAGAGATACCCGCGTAT